CTCATACGTAGAGGGAGGTGGTATGAGAAAGAGAAGGAAAACTCTAGTAAAATAACCCGACTTGTTGGAAAGTCGTAACCAGGCATCTGCATTAACCACATGACTTCTCGCGCAAACCCAAAGCTAACTAAAGCTAAAAATAACCCTAAGAGGAAACAACCACCAAAGGTTGCAACTAAAGTTGTGAATTCCAAAGGAGCAGTAAAGTCCGTTTTTACTGTTCCTGATTGTTCGGTTGATTATCTTTCGGCCTTAGCTAACCCTTTCGACACACCTCAAGGTGTTTGTCTGCCCTCAGCAGACTTCCCTATCCCATCTTCAAAAATCGTGACTCGCATCCGAACTCAGTTTCGTCTTGGAACTACAGGATACGGGTTTGCTCTCTGTAAACCTGTTGCTGCTAACAACGTTACTTGTATAACGATGTCTGGTGCAACATCTGTTGGTGGAAGCTCGACCCTGTTCGGTAGCTTCACGAATCATTCTCTTGTACAAAATGCTCAACTCCCTTATTCCTCGTCAGCTTTCACTGCCACTGGAGTACAGGCAAGAGTTGTAGCATTTGGCATGCGGATCAAATATGTCGACAACTGATGAATCGCAATGGAGTAATTATTTCGTATGAAGACCCCGATCACGCGGACATAGGAGGCAATAAGTCGTTCGATTTGTTGTCGGCTAATCCGTACACTGAAATCAACAGAGTTGGTGACGATGAATGGGATGCTGTCATAATGTATTCTGGACCTGCTGTTCCCTCTGATGCGGATTTTCAAGCATCCACTCTGCCCACTGGAAATGATGCTAATATCCTAGGGTTTGGAATAGCAGGGCAGGCTTCTGATCTCTATGAACTTGAAGCAGTTTTTCACCATGAGTTCATAGGCAGCGTTGTTGTGTCTCGCTCCATGTCGCACGCTGATCCAGCTACCTATTCTAAAGTGTTGCAGACCGTTAAGGCGTCGACCGCAATGTCGCCTTTAACGCCGACAACCACCAAGGGAATATGGGAACGGTTTAGGGATGCCATCTCTGAATCTTTACCGAAAATGATAGCAGGTGGTGGGAAAATTATCTCTTCCATAATCTCTGGGAATGTCCCTGAAGCTTTGCGGACGGCCTCGAATTATGCCGTTAGAGATACCCCCTTCGGTGCCGGAGTAAAAGCCTTAACTGGATATTCAATTCCCTCAGCCCAGAAAGCTTTAATGTTAGCTGCTCCGCGATAAATCTTTTCTCGCACGTCTTCCCTCAGTGTGTCGATACGGGGGAAGTAGGAAAATTCCAACCTCTTTTCCTGTCTTAAA